TGTAATATTTGTTGAGTTTTCAACAGACTTAAAAGGGCGGCTCTAATCAGTCGCCCTTTTTTTTGGCCTTCCTCCGAAATGGATAAATATAAGTATGACAACAACAAATGCATACGACAGACAACCTACAAAGTTTGATTACGCTTCACCTACTCAGTTTAAGTTTCAACTTGCAAAACTGCCTAAAGTGGAGTATTTCACAACTGCTTGTAATATACCAGGGATTTCTCTCGGCACCACTCTCCAACCGACTCCGTTGGCGGACATACCACTTCCAGGTGACACCTTGTCTTTTGGTGATTTAGAGATTACATTTCTAGTAGATGAAAATTTAGAAAACTATAGAGAGATACATGGTTGGATGTATGGTATTGGATTTCCAAAAGCAAGAACACAATTTGCTGAATTGGTAAGTGCAAATAAAGATAGATTTCCTACAAGTGGTAAAGATAGTTTAGTTACAGACGCAGGTAAGGTAAAATATGGTGCAACACCATTAGGACCTATCTTTTCAGACGCAACACTAAATGTTTTGTCAAGTAAAAATAACACAAATATAGAAGTAAGATTTAATGATGTTTTTCCAACAGCATTGTCTGGACTAAACTTTAATCAACAGGCTGATGATGTTAATTATCTATCGGCAACTGTTTCATTTAAATACAAAATATATGAATTTGCTTTAAAAAGTGCAAGTAATACAACGAATACAGTCACCTAAGGCTTTACATTTATATAATATTATGATAGGATACCTTTATTATGGATTTAGAAAAACTACAAGAACAAGCTGATTTGGATTTAAAAATAAACGATACTGAACTTGATTTAGAATCGCTTAAAACTCCACAGTTACACAACAAATATTTAAAACACTTAACTAAGTTTAAGTTAATGCTTAGTCGAGCTGAGGGTGATTTATATAATACCAAAAGGAAACTTTGGGAATATTATACTGGCAAAGCAGACGCTTCAGTATATGCACAGAGACCTTTTAACTTCAAACTATTAAGAGCTGATGTCGACCAATATATTCTTTCAGATGAAGAGTATATTAAAGCAAAACAAAAAGTAGATTACTTAAATGCTTGTGTTGATTTCTTAGATAGAACAATTAGACAAATCACTAATAGAACTTTTACAATCAAAAACGCAATTGATTGGCGTAGATTTACTAGTGGTGCTGTGTAATGAAACACGATAAATTATTTTCAACACATGTTTATCTTTTTGACAAAGTAATAGATGATAATAGTTTATTACAAATAAGAAAAGATATCACTTCATCATATAATCAAACTACAAAAAATTGGCAAAGTAAAGCTAATTTACACAGAAATGTATTATATGATAAACTTACTCATAAGGTGGTAGAAAATACAAAAAAAGTTTTTGATAGTTTACATTTCGAGTATCATGGTTTTAATATTACTGATATGTGGTCAAATGTTTTAAAACCAGGCGAAACACATAGACCTCACACACACTCTAATAATATTTTAAGTGGTGTTTTTTATGTAGAGGCCGAACAAACATCTGGTATTATCTTTACAGACCCTAGACCACAAGCTGGTGTTATACAACCACATGTAACAAAACAAGTTATAGATAATGCAAATAAAATTAAATATGATTCAGCAACCAATAGAATGATATTATTCCCATCTTGGTTACAACACTATGTACCAATCAATGAAAAAAAGTCTAATAGAATTAGTATTGCCTTTAATATAATGTTAAAAGGTAAAGTTGGTTCTTCCGAAGAATATCAATCAGCAGAGTTTTAATATGAAGATATCAGATTATATTCACACATACAATCAAGTTATCTCTAATGACTTGGCAAATAATGTAATAACTCATTATCATACAAATGGTAAATGGAATCAATCATCATTTTCTACTAATACAGATATATCTCCTAAAACTAATACTAGAGTTGATATGAAAGAATATTGGATTAATAAACAAGATAAGTTTTACGAAGAATTAAAAACTGGATTTAGAGGTATGGTTGATGATTATATTAAAACACATACTAAAATAGTACCACAAAGTTTTACACCATTTAGAATGAATCATTATGCTGAAGGTGGTTTTATGCAAAATCATATAGACAATATACACCATTCACATGGTCAACAGTATGGTTATCCACATGTAACAGCATTAATATTTTTACAAACTGCTGAAGAGGGTGGAGAAATTGTATTCTGTGACGGCGAATATATACCAGAACAAACAAAGGCTTCAGGTGTTGTTTTTCCTAGTAATTTTATGTTCTCACATGAAGTTAAGAAAGTAATTAAAGGTAATAGGTATTCACTTATGACATGGATTTTATAAATGAGTTTAACAAGATATTTAATTATAGATAAAAAAGATGATGTCTATTTAAAGATTGAAGCTGATGAGGACATAAGAAGAGAACTTGGCCAATTCTTTACCTTTGAGGTACCTGGTTTTAAGTTTATGCCTCAGTTTAGAAACAGAGTATGGGACGGAAAGATTAGATTGTTCTCATATCAAACAGGTCAAATTTATGTTGGTCTATACCCCTATATATTAAAATGGTGTGAAGATAACAAGGTTCATGTTGTTGACGGCACTAAAATACAAGATACAAAAGTTGACGAAGCAAAGGTAGATAAGTTTATTGAAGCTTTAAAAATACCTTTTACTGTTCGTGACTATCAAAAGGAGGCATTTATATATGCAGTTAGAAAAAATAGAACTTTATTACTTTCACCCACAGCTAGTGGAAAATCTCTTATTGTCTATCTTCTTGTTAGGTTTAACATTCTTCGGTTAAAAGAAGACAAGAAAAAAATATTAATTATTGTACCAACTACATCTTTGGTCGAACAACTGTTTAAAGACTTCAAGGATTATGGTTGGTCACCTGAAAAATATGTACATAGGATTTATCAAGGTCATTCTAAAGAAACAAATAAACCTGTAATCATATCTACATGGCAATCTATCTATACACAACCTAAAAAATACTTTAAAGATATCCGTATGATAGTAGGTGATGAAGCACATTTATTCAAGGCTGTTTCACTAACTAAGATATTGACAAAACTAGAAAAATGCCCATATAGAATAGGACTAACTGGTACTTTAGATGGTACACAAACACACAAGTTGGTGTTAGAAGGACTTTTTGGTACAGTCAACAAGGTGGTTTCTACAGTAGAACTACAAGAGAAGAAACAATTAGCTGACTTAAAGATTTTCTGTCTAATATTAAAACATGGTGCGATTGAGTGTAAACATGCTAGTGGTATGAACTACCAAGAAGAAATGGATTACATAGTACAATCTGATAAAAGAAATAAATTTATACGAAACTTGGCCGCTGGTCTAAATGGTAATACACTATGTTTGTTTCAGTATGTAGAAAAACATGGTAAACAATTATATGAAGATATAAAATTAAAAGCACCTGATAAACAGGTTTTTTATGTTCACGGAGGAGTAGATACAGATGAAAGAGAAAAGATTAGAGAACTTACAGAAAAGAGTGACAATGCTATTATCGTGGCAAGTTATGGAACTTTTAGTACCGGTATCAACATTCGTAATTTACACAACATTATCTTTTCTAGTCCTTCTAAGTCTAGGATAAGAAACTTACAATCTATTGGTCGTGGTTTAAGATTAAAAGATAATAATGGTTCTGCTACTTTATATGATATTGCAGATGACTTAACATACAATGAGAAAGAGAACTACACACTCAACCACTTTAGAGAAAGGATAAATATCTATAGTGAAGAAGACTTTGAATATGAAATACATAACATAGAATTGAACAATGAATCAAACAGTTAAAATAATAAAACTTATTAACGGTGACGACATTGTTACCGTACTACCTACTGGTGAGAAACAGTTGCCAGATAATGGTCCTCTAATTAGACTTGATAAACCTTTACAAATAAAATATATTCCTCAAATGACACCAACAGGCTTCAGAGATTATATTGCTTTGATTCGTTGGACTAACTATACTATGGATAAAGTTGTTACTATTCCTAAAGATAAAATTATGACAATCACCAACGCTTCCTTAGAGATGAGTGGTAGTTATACTGATATTATTAAAAACTATGATAGTTTAGATAGACCTAAAAGAGATGAGAATTATCACAGAAAAGAGTTTACTCCTGAAGAGAATAAAAAAATGAATGAAATCTTTAGAGAGTTTGATGATTTTGATGATGAAGATGAACCAACAATGCACTAAAGACATTAGGTATTTAAAGCTAGTGTTTCTGAAAACGGACACCGTTATTATACACAAAATAAAAAAGATGTCAACCGTGGATTAAAAATAAATAAAAACAACCTAAGCTTGACAATTACATCAACTTAGAGTATTATATAAACAACATTGAGGATATTATGGCAAAATCAAAAGCAAAACCAGAACATTATGTTAACAACAAAGAATTCTTGGCCGCTATGGTCGAGTTTAGAAAAACTGTTAACGAAGCAGAAAAATCAGGTAAAGCTATACCTAGAGTTCCCAATTATGTCGGTGAATGTTTCCTAAAGATAGCGAATCATTTATCTTATCGACCTAATTTTATCAACTATACATATAGAGATGATATGATTAGTGATGGTATAGAAAACTGTTTACAGTATTTACACAACTTTAATCCAGATAAGTCAAACAATCCGTTTGCTTACTTCACACAAATAATCTATTACGCATTTATTCGTAGAATACAAAAAGAAAAGAAACAAACTACAATCAAACAAAGAATGATTGCAGAGGGTAATTATGATGATATGACTTTAAATCCAGGTGAAGATAGAGATTTTAAAAATCAGTTTACAGAATTCTTACAAAAGAATATGGCACCAGTTGAAAGTAAAGATATGGATCCTGGCGCTAAAAAAATGCCAAAGAGAACTACATTACAACATAAGAAAAAATTAGAAGCCGCAAAAAAGAAAAAATAATGAAGATAGCTCTACTAAATGATACCCACTTTGGTGCTCGTAACGATTCGCCAGCTTTTATTGAGTTTCAAAACAAGTTTTATAATGAACTATTTTTTCCATACATGCAACAGTATGGTATTAAAACATTAATACATCTAGGTGATGTGGTAGATAGAAGAAAATTTATCAACCACAATACAGCACACAACTTTAAAAAAGTATTTTGGAATAGATTAGATGAACAAGGTATTGATACACATATTATCATTGGTAATCACGACACTTATTATAAGAATACAAATGAGGTCAATGCTATGCAAAACCTTGACATATGTAAAGACGCCAAGGTCTATACACAATCAACAACAGTTGAGTTTGATGGTTTACCAATACTCTTTATACCATGGATTTGTGATGACAATGAGGCAGAAAGTATTAGAACAATAGAGAACAGTACATCATCTATTGCAATGGGTCACTTAGAAGTAAAAGGTTTTGAAATGCACAACGGCCATTTCAATGACCATGGTCAAGACAAAGCAATTTTTAAAAGATTTGAAAAGGTAATGTCTGGTCACTTTCATAAAAAATCAGATGATGGTCATATCTATTATCTTGGCACTCAATACGAAATGACATGGTCAGACTACCAATGTCCTAAAGGATTTCATATCTTTGATACTGAAACTAGAGAGTTGACAAGGGTAGAAAATCCTAATAGTTTGTTTAAAAAGATTATCTATAATGATAAAGAAACAAACTATGATGAGTTAGACATTAATCAATATGACAAATGTTTTGTTAAGTTGTTTGTATCTAATAGGTCAGACAATGATATGTTTGAAAGACTAATGGATAGATTGTATAACTCTATTAACATACATGCTATTGATGTAATTGAAGACCCTACAGATATTGGTGCCTCAGTACGAGAAGATATATTGGAACAAGGTGAAGACACACTTACTTTTTTAGGTAACTATATCGACCAGACAGATATAAAATTAGATAAACAAAAATTAAAACAGTTTGCAAAAGAATTGTACATGGAAGCTAGTGAATGATACTATTTAAGAGAATATCATATAAGAATTTTTTATCAACAGGCAATCAGCCAATAGAGATAGATTTAAGTATCTCACAAACCACATTGATTGTAGGCACAAACGGTACAGGTAAGTCAACCTTACTAGACGCATTGTGTTTTGTACTATTCAATAGACCATTTAGAATTATTAAAAAAGAACAAATGGTCAATACAATTAACAACGGCGATTGTATGGTAGATGAAACAAACATAATGAAACTTAATTATAGGTCATTCATTCAGGTGGTTTTATTAGGTTCTTCTTCATACGAACCGTTTATGAAAATGAAACCTAGATATCGTAGAGAAGTTGTAGAAGAAATTTTAGATATTAGAGTTTTTGGTCTAATGGACTTAATTTTGCGTTCCCAACAGAGTGAACTTCAAAAAAAACTTACGGAGGTGAGGCACCAATGTGAGTTAATAAAGACCAAGTATGAAACTGAAGCAAAGTATCTAACTACTCTGGAAACTAAAGGTAGCGACAACCTGACGGTACAACAAAATAAGATAGTAGAAAATGAAGAAAATAGATTAAAATATGAACAAAAAATACAAACTTTAAATGAACAGATAGCTGTTAGTCAAAATACATTAGTCAACCAAGATACAACGGCCAAAAAGGTTAAAGACTTAGAGAAGTTTGAAACCAAGATAGAACAAAATATATCTACACATAAAAAGACATTAGATTTTTTCAAAGATAATGATACATGTCCAGTATGTACACAATCAATAGACGAAAAATTTAAGGAAGAAAAATGCAATCACGAAACTACAACAATTGCCAAGCTAGAATCAGGTCTCAAGCAGCTCGTAGGAGAACTCAATATACACGAAGAGAAGATGACACAATTCAGTCAGATGTCAAACAAGATATCCGAAATGAATGTGGAGATAGCAAAGATAAACGGAAGTCTATCAGCATTGAAAAAACACAGCGACCAAATTCAACAAGATATTTCTACAGCTAGTCGAAAAGATATTGACATTGAAAAGATAGAACTTGAATTGGCCAACATGGCAGCTGACCTTGGTGTTGCTGACGCAAAGTTAGTAGATGTACAAGAAGAAAAAGATTATGTTGATGTATTAAGAGAGATACTTAACGACAAAGGTGCTAAAGCAAACATCATTCGTAAGTATGTACCTATTATGAATCAACTTATTAATAAGTATCTACAAGCAATGGACTTTTACATATCATTCAACTTAGATGAAGAGTTTAATGAAACAGTTAAAAGTAGATTTAGAGATACATTTAATTATAATAACTTTAGTGAAGGTGAAAAGATGAGAATTGACCTTGCCTTACTATTTACATGGCGTGATATCGCTAGAATGAAGAATAGTACAAATACCAATCTATTAATACTAGATGAGATATTTGATTCATCACTAGACGGCCAAGGTACAGATGACTTCTTTAAAATTATTAAAGGTTTAGAGAAAGAAAACATCTTTATTATATCACACAAAGGAGATATTTTGTTTGACAGGTTTACAAACATTATTAAATTTGAGAAACATCAAAACTTCACACAGTTAGGAACAATATGAAAGAACTAAAGTTAATACCACCAAACGACCCTAGAGTACAATCAGCAATAGCACCATTTACAGATGAACTATTAAAAGAAGAGGGTTTTAAAGATAGACAAGAACTTGTTGACGCAATGTTTTTAGTTATGAAGAAATTTGGTGGCATAGGTCTAACTTGTAATCAAGTAGGTCTTCCTTTCAACATGTTTGTAGCAGGTGGCCATCAAGGTATAGAAAAAGGTATGGCATTAGCAATGTTTAATCCTATGATAGTATCTGTAAGTGAAGAAAAGATTAGAATGAAAGAGGGTTGTTTAACTTATCCTTTCATGTTTATTGACATAGAGAGACCTAGAAAATGTGTGATGAAATATGAAGACAAAGATGGTAACACACAAGAAGCCCATTTAGATGGTATGATGAGTCGTATATGTCAACATGAATATGACCATACTATTGGTAGAAATTTTACAGAGGGTGTATCTAAACTAAAATTAGATAGAGCAAAGAAAAAAGCACTTAAAGAAATAGATAGACTTAAAAGATATAATAATATTAATAAAATATTAGATAAAAACCAGACTTGACATTTGTAGTAACTTAATATAGGATATACATTATGGGTTATTCGTGGAACAAAGACATGTCAATAGACGACCAATGGCAAAGTTGGCAAGACAATACAGATTTATCTAAAGTACCAGATATTGATACAGATACATTAAAAGAAACAATCATTAAAGATTTGACCTTTGTATCTGCTATGACAGTACAAGAGTACACATTGTATCAAAAATTTCAAGAGGTAAAGTTTAGATATCCAACAGTAGAAACTAATTCATTCTTTGATGATAAACCGGCTATGTTGAAACCAGACCAGGCGACAGTCATACAAGAAGTGAAGAATAACTTTTGGTTACCGGAAGACCCCGAAGAATATATGAACCTACAACCAGAACTTATCTGGACAGATGGTGCTGAAATTCAATCACATACAAATGCCAAAGGTAGTGAGATATGGAATGCATTAAGAACATTCTTATCTACTATGAAAAACAATTCTAACATTGGTAGAAATCTAAACTTCTTAGTAAGAGATAAAGTAACACAGAAATACCTAGGTGTTATCTGTATGTCCTCAGACTTCTTAGACCTTACACCTAGAGATGAATATATTGGTTGGGAAAGAGAAGCTAAAACTCAAAGAATGATTAATCACACTTGTATTGGTAGTACAATTGTACCAATACAGCCGCTTGGATACAACCTGGTTGGTGGGAAACTACTAGCTTTATTATGTTTGAGTGATACTGTAGAAAAAACATGGGAATACCAATACAAAGACAAGTTAGTAGGTGTTACAACTACAAGTCTATATGGTAAAACTAAAGTAATACCCTTATCACAATATGACAGATTAAAACATTGGAAGAAAATGGGCTGGACTGCTGGTTCAGTTTCATATGAACCTGAGAAAACTACTAATACCATGATACAACAATGGTTAATGAAGAACCACACATATAAATTCTTTGAATGGTATGTTGCAAAGAAACCTAGTGGTCAGCCTCATAAAAGAGACCATAGAAATAGAAGTAGAGCATTCACATATAGTAAACTAGGCATTGATAAGAAACTACAAAAGTCTGAACATGCTAGAGGTATATACTTTGGTGAACTATATGAAAATACAAGAGAATTTTTAAGAGAAGAAATCAAAGAAGATAAGTTAATTAGAAAATTTGACAATTCAGTAGAAGCATTAACTGAATTATGGAAGAATAAGTATGCTAAGAAAAGACTGGCATCCTTAAAGAAACAAGACCGAGTATCAACTGAAACTCACTTCTATGATGATATAATTTATCTATCATGGGAAGAAACCAAACAAAAATATTTACCACAGGTAGGGAGATAATACCATGACTGGACAATTAGAATTAGATTTAGGTGCTCAAAGTAACGAGTCTAATAAATACAAAAAAGTAAGTGACCTTGACATGTATCAAAAGGTTGCTTTAACAACGGCAATATATCCGAGAGAACAGGCCATTATATACCCGACATTGGGGTTGACCGGTGAAGCAGGTGAAGTAGCTAATAAAGTAAAGAAGATAATAAGAGATGGCTCAGATAGTAAAGATGAAAAACTGGTGTCTGAAATCAAAGCTGAAATTGGCGATTGCCTTTGGTATATCGCTGTACTGGCTAATGATTTTGACATTAAGTTATCCGACATTGCAAGCACTAATTTAGAAAAGTTAGAGAAAAGAAAAGAGAAAGGTACAATTCATGGTTCTGGTGACAACAGATGAAAGTTGTTATTGTAACTGGTGGATTTGACCCTATTCATTCAGGACATTTAGAATATATGATATGCGCCAAGGCTCTTGGTGATGTATTAGTAGTTGGTTTAAACTCAGATAAATGGTTAGAAAGAAAAAAAGGACAAGCCTTCTTACCATATTATGAGAGAGAACAACTATTATTAAATACAAGAAGTGTTGATAATGTCATAAGTTTTGATGATGATGATGATTCGGCTACAGACGCAATTCTAAAAGTACAACATTTCTACCCTAATGCAGAAATCATATTTGCAAATGGTGGTGATAGAAGTAAACAAAACATACCAGAAATAGACCTATTCAAAGGTACAAATGTACAATTTGAATTTGGTGTTGGTGGTTCTAAAAGAAATTCATCTAGTGCAATACTAGAAAAATGGACAAATACACATACAGAAAGACCTTGGGGTTACTACCGAGTATTACACAATGAGTTAAACATTGTAAAAGTAAAAGAGTTGGTTGTATTACCTGGCAAAAAACTGTCTATGCAAAGACATGATAATAGGTCAGAGCATTGGTTTATTACAAAAGGTACTGCCACCGTATATACATTAGATAGTAGTACAGATGTTGAACTGTTAGGTGAGTATAGTAAGTTTGATAATCTACATATTAATAAGTTAGATTGGCACCAGCTGGCCAATGAGAGCGAATCACCATTGAAAATAATTGAAATTCAGTATGGCGAATCGTGTTCCGAAGAGGATATTGAGCGAAAATAGCTGCGACAAACACGCTTTTATTTGTAGTATAGTCCACAATCGTTACCTGGTATAGAAAAAAAATTCAAAAAAAGTGCTTTTAACGCTTGACTTTTATGAATAACTCCTGTAGGATATACCTATATTATGAAAAAGGACACAAACACTATGAATATAAATCTTGATGTGAAAAGCAATCTAGCAAAATTAATTGCTACAGAAAATATTACAATACAACATAACAATGTAAAGACGGCTTCTTTTGATGTAAAGAACCGTGTATTAACTTTGCCTATTTTTAAAGAGCAAAGTGGTGATGTTTATGATATGTTGATTGCTCACGAATGTGCCCATGCTCTTTGGACTCCGTATGAAGAATGGCAAAATATTGAAAGTCAAGAACTAAGGTCATATGTTAATGTGTTAGAAGACACTAGAATTGACCACCTTATTCAAAAGAAATATCCTGGTGTAGTTTACAATTACAAAAATGGTTTTGATATCTTAGAAAAACAAAACTTCTTTGGTTTTTTTGGTAAAGATATTAATAAAGACTTTATGGTTATTGATAAAATCAATCTAAGGTCTAAGTCTATGAATAGATTGCCATTTGATTTCAGTAAACAAGACAAGAACTGGATTTCTAAAGTTGATTCACTTGTTACATTTGATGATGTATTGTCACTAGCTCAAGAGATGTTAGATTGGCAAAAGGAACAAATCGAACAGATGGCTAAATTGCCTAACTTTGATGAACTTACTATCTCAAAAAATTATGACTTAACTGATGAAGATGATTTTGATGATGAAGATGATTTTGATGGTTCTGGAACTGGTGAAGGTTCTGAATCAGAAGCTGATAAAAACAATGACGCTAATGATGAAAAAAATGATTTCAATAACTTTGGTGACCAAAAAGCGGATACTGAAAGTGATAGTGACCAAACTGGTGACGGTAACAATAATAAAAGTGACGCTGAAAATTCAGATGATGATAAAAAATCAGATAGATATGCTAAAGGTTCTGGTGGTTTTGGTGATAAAGAAAAATTATTAAAAGCAATTACAGATGATTCGTTTGCTCAAAAATCTGAAGAATTATTAAATACTAAAAACAAAGGTTACAGATATGGTAAAGTGCCTACTGCCAACCTTGGTAAAGATGGTTGTTTAACTTCATGGAAAGAGTTTCTAACAGATATGGAAGCTTACAAAGTTAAAGCAATTAAATCTTATGGTAATACTAAAAGCTATATAGAATTTCTTGATAGAGATTACAAAAAGTTTATGCATGAAAATAAGAAAACTGTTATGTATCTTGTTAAAGAATTTGAGATGAAAAAGTCTGCTACTGCTTACAAAAGAGCAACTACAAATAAAACTGGTGTTCTTGACAGTATGAAACTAAAAGATTACAAATTTACAGATGACATTTTCAAAAAACTAACAGTTATTCCTGATGGTAAAAATCACGGTATGATGATGTTACTTGATTGGTCAGGTTCTATGAGTGATGTAATATTCAATACTGTTAAACAGTTAATAAATCTTGTTGAATTTTGTAGAAAAGTTAACATACCTTATGAAGTTTATTTCTTTACAAGTGAAAGAAGTTATGATGATAACAAAGTAACAAAAGGTTTTTCAAGTAATGCTGGTGAATTTATATTTGATGATTTTCACCTTGTAAATTGTATCAGCCATAGACAGAATAAAAAACAATCTGAACTTGCTATGAAAACATTATATCACATGGCTTTATATTTTGATGATAGACATACTTGGAATAGAAGAAACAATCCGTATGAAAGTAGTGATGACCAATTAGCGGCTTCAAATACTTATGGTATACCAAGTAAATATTATCTTGGTAACACACCTTTGAATGAGTCATTAATTTATATGGACAAATTGATACCAATGTTTAAAAAGAAATATGGTATTGAGAAGATGACATTTATTACCCTTACTGACGGAGCAGGTAACTGTCCAAGAGGTAAACTTGTTGGTCAAGATAGAGATAGTTGGTCAGATGATGAGTATGGTAAAGAGAATGTTTATCAAATTGGTAAATCAAAATTTGTTGGTGGCTACCACGATACTACAGAAAAATTATTATCTCATATTAGAAAAACATATGATGTTAATGTGATTGGTTTCTATATAATTAAAAGAGTTAAAAGACATGACATTGAAAAATATATTAATGACTATAGAGATTATAATGATAAGATACACAAATATAATAAAATGAGAAAGGACCTTACTAGAGATAAAGCATTGGCTGTAGACTCTGAGGGTTATAATAAATTCTTTATCTTAGACGGTAAAAAACTTGCTATTGAAAACTTTGATATGCAGGAAGCTAAAGTTACTAAAGGCACGGCGTCTGAGTTAAAAAGAATCTTTGGTAAATCAATGGCGAATCGATTGGTTTCCAGAGTAGTTTTAAACAAATTTATCCAGGAGGTTGCATAATCATGCTCGGTAACCCTTACCTGGTACATAAAAAAAGAGGGTTGCCAATTACAGATATCTATGATAGGATATCCTTATATTAATAATGCGAAAGGACAAAAACACTATGTTAAACACTAAACAACAAGAGTTCGTTGACCATGCTATCAAAAAGTTTGGCTCAAACGAATTAACTACTTCTCAATTAAAAGAAGCTAATGCCAAATTTGGTTGCAAGTATGCACCACAATGGCTAATTAAAAATACTGATTTCAAAATTGGTAAATCATTATTCAAATTGCCTACTGAGGGAGATTATACTCCGTCTATTAAGGTTGAAACAAAAGGCGAAACTGAAAAAGTTTTGACTACTAAAGCTCCTGAAACTGAAACTGTTTCTGAAGCTGCGTATGTAGTTTCATCATTAACTGGCAACATTGTTCCTGAAAAGGATCCTGTGTTCGTTTCATTTGGTAATTATCCAGATGTTAAGAGTATTGTTAAAAGCAAGATGTTTTATCCTGTTTTTATTACAGGTCTTTCAGGTAACGGTAAGACTATGGGTGTTACCCAAGCTTGTGCCGAAAACAAGAGAGAATTAATCAGAGTAAACATTACCATTGAAACAGATGAAGATGATTTACTTGGTGGTTACAGACTTAAAGATGGCCAAACTGTTTGGCAAAACGGTCCTGTAATCGAAGCCATGGAGAGAGGCGCTGTGCTTCTACTTGATGAAATTGACCTTGCGTCTAATAAGATTATGTGTTTACAACCTATCTTAGAAGGCTCTGGTGTCTATGTTAAGAAGATAAACAGATTTGTAAAACCTGCTCATGGTTTCAATGTTGTTGCTACTGCCAATACAAAAGGTCAAGGTAGTGATGACGGTAAGTTTATTGGTACTAATGTTCTTAATGAGGCTTTCTTGGAAAGATTTCCAATTACCTTTGAACAAAGTTATCCAAAACCAAGTGTAGAAGAAAAGATTTTGATTTCTACATTAAAAGCTACGAGCAAAGATGATATAGATTTTTGTAAGAAGTTGGTAACATGGGCTGATGTAATCAGAAAAACCTACTATGATGGTGGTGTTGACGAGATTATATCAACTAGAAGATTGGTTCACATCACTCAAGCATACAGTATCTTTGGTAAAAAAATCAAAGCTATTGAAGTTTGTACTAATAGATTTGATGATGATACAAAGAATTCATTTATGGAATTATATACCAAAGTGGATGCTGGCGCTACTGCTGAGCAGATAAGCGAAGAAGCTAGACAAGCGGATATGAGTTCACAAATGGAAGACAATGATAGTGAGTCAGATGACAGCGATGCCATCTAAATCTATCAATCATAGTGTAAGTCCTTGGTGGAGGGGTAGTGCCCTCCACCTTTTTACACTATCAAGGGAGGAGGTAATAAATTTATGAGTATAACTGTAGAAGTTAGAGGTGGTAACCTAGAAAAAGCTATGAGAGTTTTAAAGAAGAAGGTTATGAAGGAAGGCCTAGTAAAAGAGTTAAGAGCTAGACAATACTATCAAAAACCATCTGAAATAAAAAGGGAAAAGAAAAAAGAAGGTATTAAAAACTACAAAAAGAACCAGAAAAAACTGGAACAAGATAGATAGAATTCCCGCCTGTGCTTATAATATGAATAAATAGTGATACCAGGCAAGTCGTAAGACCTGGGGCGTGGAGGGTAGCTTGACCCATGCATAAGCAAAATTACAAGCCGCAGTTGGTGGTCTGTCGAGAAAAAAACCACCACCTTATTCGGGCTCATTGGTCTTCGTAGGCATAATGCATAGGCTTAGTTAGATAAGTTAGTATAATGAGGTTGTTGACCTGCCTCAGCCCACCAGAATTTAGGAGAGCGAGAGTGAACCTAAATCATTAACATATTCACTAGGGAACTGGTAGGGATCCTCAGCCTAGTGAATGTTAATGTATAAATAACTATGATATGCTCATAAGAGGTATCAAACATTAACTTGCTTAAAAAAGGAGATTAAAATGACAAATCACAAAGCAATTCATTCAATTTTTACTGGACTAAAACCGTTTACCGTGGGGTTTGACGATATGTTCGCTCATTTCGACCATATGGTTGACCATCTACCACACATGACGGCGGCTAATTCTTATCCACCATATGATATTGTAAAGACAGGTTCTTTAACATATGATATTCAGGTGGCATTAGCAGGCTACAGTAAGAAAGACATTTCTGTATCATTTGAGGATAATATCCTTAAAATCGAATCAGTAAAATCAAAAGAAGAAAAAGAAGTTGAAGACAATGACGGTGTATTACACAAAGGCATTGCTAAACGAAGTTTCTCAAAAGGCTTTACTATAGCAGATGATGTAGAAGTTAAAGGTGCTGAATTAAAAGATGGACTTTTAAAAGTATCTTTAGAGAAGATTGTTCCAGACCATAAGAAAGCTAGAACAATCAACATTAAATAACATTTAATCTATTGGCGTCCTAGGCTTGACATTAGGACGCCTTTATGTTATTATGATACATCTATTATACAAAATAATAGTGCAAACAATAAACATCACCTTTAAAGTGATAAACAATTGAGGATAATATGAAAACAAAAAAACCAATGGTCTACAATAATGTTGACCACAAACTAACAAGTCCTTTTATTAGAGATTTAAAAAATAGAACGGCACTTGACCTTGCGTTTCAATCAGAGCAGCGTTGGGACGATAATCAAAAAACAAAATATGTAACAAGTTTGGTGACCGGTATGGCACCAAGTAAAATCGTTATTGCGAACATCAAAGAGTGTTTAGAAAACTCAGATGTTGGTAGTTATGATTATGATTACTTTAATAAATGGTACAAACTAAATTACGAAAGTATTTCTATTGACGGAAATAATCGTACTATTACAATCCAAGAATATATGGAGGGTAAAGTGAGTATTAAACATGGAGATTATTTGTTACCAAGTGGTCGAGTAGTACAGATTGATTCGTCAAATGATACATGGCCTAAACACCCTAGTGAGTTTAGAGATTATATCAATGATGAAGTTTCTGTAACCGTTTCAGAATATGTAAATGCTACAAGAGCAGATTTAACTTTATTGTTCTTAAATATTAATGATGGTATGACTCTTAATCAACAAGAAAAAAGAAATCCTATTTTGGTTCCATTTGCAAGTTGGGTAAGAGATATTACTAAGGAAACATATGACAGTATGTTATTCAAAGTCTTTCCTACAGATAAACAAAGAATTAGACGAGTAGTTGATGATTATATTGTAGGAATGGCAATCTATACCGCTTACGGTACAAGTGTCACAATTCAGGCTGCCGAAAAGAATAAGGCATATGAAGATAATTCAACTGTAGGTATGCAAACAAAGAGAGCAGGTAAAATCATTACAGACTTTGCTAACTTTGTAAAAAGAAATGCAGATAATGAATTGAAAGATTCAAGTACACTATTCAATTTGTTTATGGCGTATAACCACATTTTAGATAATAACTATGTTATCCAAGATGAAAATAAATTTTATGATTGGTTTATGGCCAAAGAAAACAAAAGAATTGGCGATACAAAGACGATTATGACCACTAAGGGTGGTGAAAGTCGTACCTATGCTTCATGTAATAATACAATGTCCTCACCAGAGTTAACTGCTCGATATGAGTATATTGTAAAAGATTTAAATGAAGTGATTGGAGAAGTCGTTTTTCTGAAAGATGAAAATAGACTATTCAATAAAACTGAAAGGTATCAGTTATGGAAAAACCAAAATGGTAAATGTACTGAAACAGGCGAATTGATTCCTGAATCTGAAATTAATAATGATTCGAAATGGGCTGCTGACCATATTGTACCTTTTAGTAAAGGTGGTAAAACAGTAATCGAGAATGGACAGTTGATTAATAAAACTGCCAATCTTAAAAAGAGTAACAAACTAGAGGTTGTTGCTTAATAAAACTAGAGGCGTCCTAGGCTTGACATTAGGACGCCTTTAGTATATAATGTATAACATGAACAAATGCGGAGTTAGTATAAAAGTAACACACTTGGTTTCCAACCAAGAGAAGATTGGGCAGTACAATCACTCCGCTCCAAAACAATTGAAAAAGGAAATATATAATGAAC